ATAGCGGACTGTATCGTTATCGAACGCCATTGATTTCAGATAAGCCTCGACATTCGCATAGACAGAATCGCGAGCTGTCTCTAAAGAAATTCCGTCTCGTAGCGTTAATTTTACGTCAATATTGATAGGCACTTCCGTAACACTCTCAACGGTTACTTCTGCGCCGACTGGATGTTGCTCTGCGATATATGCGATTGCTGCGTCTAATATCGGCTTGGAAGGCGCTCGCTTTTCCGAGTCTGCAACAACGACTTTAACCGTGCCTGGTCCGTCCCATAGTGGATAAACCTTCGCATCTGAAATGCCCGGCACCGACTTCGCCCATTTAATATAGTCGTATTTGTTACCGCTTGTAGTAGGTCGACTTACTTCGTCATAATATCGACCGTAAAGTTCTTCGTCCGTTTCCTCGTCAAAGCCTCCGCTAAACTCTGCGACATTGGTTACAGTAGCCACGCCCGCTAAGTTGCCAAGCACGACCGTTATTTCTCCTGCGTTCACGTTTCCGCTAGTGCCTGCCTCTTCCGCTTGCACTTCGATTTGCAACGGATTAGCTCCGATAGTTGCCTCGGAAGTTGATACGAAGTATATCGGCGTCTCTGCGTTGGTAGTGAATCGCGTACCTTGTGGGATTACCGTGCTTGGCGGAGCCGTTACCGTTGCATATCCAGTCGCATAAGTCGCTGGCTTCCTCGTTAAACCTTGCTCAGCTGCTCGGCGTTCTAAGTACGGGCCATAAGTTGTCGAAGCAAATCCGAGATTAATTACGTTATCCATCTGCATATAGGCTTGCGCCAGTTCCGATGCTTTCGGACTCAATAAGTCCCACAGGACGGAGCCTTCTCGCTTGTCGACGTCGTCAGGAAACTGCGCGAGCATGCGGGCCATAATCGCCTCAAACGTTTCATTTTCAAACACTTATAACGTCACCTCACTTTCGATTAATTCTCCGTTTACAAGTGTTACTGTGAACGAAACATAAAGCTTGTCGGATTGTTGCGTTAATACGAAGTTTCCGACATTATCAATTCGATCATCGTATATTAATGCGTCCTCAATTAAGCGAGGAATTTCGATTTCGAGTACGCTGAACGATAAATTCTGACTTAGTAAGTCGTCGATTTCACTTCCGTAAGCATCGCTATAAATTAAGTAGCGATTGCGAGCCGTATAGATTGCTTTGCGGATAAACTGCTGAATTGCCGTCTCTCCGTCGATATATCCGCCGATACGACCGTTCACTAAGTCGAGCGCGAACGTCTTGGACGGCTGCACTTCCTTTGCATTAGCTGTCGCAGTATCTTGCGTTAATTCCTCGTCAATAACGATATTAATAGGCGTTAATGCCATTAAATCACCGCCTTATCGATTACGTAGATTAATTGACCGTTATTTGCGATTGCTACGATAACACGGTCGTCTTTCTTTAGCGCCGACTTTAAGACTAGTTCAGTATCTTCGCCCTTAAACGTAATTGAGCGTCGATGCTCCGTCATATGCTCCGCAACAATAATCCCCTCGCTTGGCGTATCAATCGAATCACCGTCAACTCGAATCGAGATAGGCGAAGGGCTGACGACTGTTGCGAGTGTAATCGTAGTAGGTTCGCCGTCTCTTCTAAACAACTGTAATAGTCGTGCAGCTCCGCTTCCTTCTAGCGTCATTGTTCCGTCGCCTCCTCGTCTATGTCGATATCCGGTAATTCGTATGTGCGCGATAATTCGAGCGACATCGTATGCAATCCGCCATTATAGTCGTGTGATACGGATGTTACGTAGAAGGCGCCACTAACGCTCGTCATTTCGTTCTGAACATACACGGCTGTTCCGACGTCTACTTCCGGTACTCCGAGCACTTCTACGTTAAATTGTTCGCTGACTACCGATTGCTCTTTGAGTAGCGTCTGTGCTCGTTGTTTAACTTGTGATGCCGTTGCAGATTCGTCCATAACTTCTAACGCTTGAAGAACGCCATATTTCTTTTGAGCGCCTTCGTTCGTAATAGATACGATTGTTTCGCTTCCTTTTTTACCGCCGATAACTTTAACTTGTGTTTTTGTATCTTCGATTGATCGCGAGTAGGAGGCGCTGATTAGGTTTTCTCCGTCTTTAAATAAAAAGCGTTGCTCGGGCTCTGCGCCAGCAATAAGTGTCAACTTGCCTTTTGTGTTACCTACGAAGAAACGTTTGCCCGTCTGTTGATACGTTAATTTTAGTGCTGTCAGTATCATATCGAAGAGTGACTTATTCGATAATCGTAAAAATGGAATCACGTAGCCGGTATCCGCAATGGAGCCCGTTGGAATTCCGAAATCCTTCGCAAGTGCCGAAGTAATTTCGGATGCCTTCTTATTTATAAATATCCGGGAGTCATTTGACTTCGCTAAGTAGATATTGCTATCATACGCAGTGATCGATACCATTCCGTCTGACGAGCGCTCCGTTGCGAATACATAACCGATAAATCGTACGGCATCATAGCTTCGAAAAACGAGCACGTCTCCTTCGACTACGGTTACACCTCTTGTGCGTCCATCTTGCGTCATATTCATCTGCAAAGATAGTTGCCGATTGAACTTCGTAGAATCACCGCTCAAATTCGCACTCGCGATATACTCCGTAATATCAAGTTTGTTATTCAAGATAACGTTAATCACGGAATCACCAACTTTTGTCCGGGCTTAATCTTATCCGGATTTGATCCGATGGTTGATTTATTTGCGTTGTAAATCGTTTGCCATTTCGAGCCGTCTCCGTACTGCGCCTTCGCAATCTTCCATAATGTATCGCCTTTTACAACCGTATAAGATTTCGAAGATGCTTCCGCTGTCGCTGGACGATTTGACGTAGTAGTTGCCGCTAGCGTCTCCGTCTTTTTCGCCGTCTGTACGATACTTGTCGCTTTGAACGGTCGGTGCTCGATAAGTGTCATCGAGTAATACATATCGCCAGGAGCGCCGGCCTTTTCGGGCTGCACGTCAAACTCCGATATATACATCGGCAAGTTAATATTCGTTCCCGTTACGATAAAACGGATAGGCTTGCGAGCATATCGCCATGTCTGAATCTGCGAAAACCACTGAGCAGGCGACGGAAAGCCTTCATATTCGCAATAGGATGCGTTATAATCGCGTGGAAAGAACGAGCTAAACGATATCTGCTTTAGGCCACGCTCGCCTGGTATTGACACATCGCCTAGCCTCGTAATAGATACTGTTTGAATGTTGTACGGATTTGAGTAGTCAATTTCGGGAGGATTGACGGGCAGTCGTAAATACGTGCCTTTATCCTCGTCCTTAAACCAATACTCGACGATATTCTTAGCCAAACTGCACCGCCTCCTTCTCCATCAATTTTGCTAACTGCATCGCTATCTTTTCGATGTCGGAGTCCTCGCGCACATTGAACGTGTTACCTGTGATAGTGATGCCTCCGCCACCATTTCCACCTTTGCCGTTGCTAAACTCTTTATTTTCTTGTGCCGTTAAAACTCGCTCGCCTTTGTGGAGGCGCGTTGTATACCCGTCATAAGGAACGTTCGATAGTCCGTGATAGTTACCAGGAACGAACTTCTGCGCAAGCTCTACGGCTTTTCCGCCTAACTTCTGCACCCAATCCGGAATCTTAATTTTCTTTAGCGTATCAGCGAAATTACTTACGTAGCTTGCTGCCGTACTGATCCAACCGCCAACCGTTTTAAACATTCCGCCGACTTTATCAAGAACTGGCATTACTACGTTTAGTCCCGCCACAAGTCCGGAAGTCCAGTAGTCGACAAATGGCGCTACAATCGTATTCCATAACCACATGATTACCGTTCCTAAAACTTTAAAGCAAGCGCCTAATAATTCGAGGATAGGCCCTACAACCGTCCACATTAGCGAGAACAATTTCATACTAAACGTGATGGCCGGCGCGATTATATTATTGAAAACCATAATTGCAACGTCGCCTAAAATTGATAGAGCGTTACCGAGAACGGATAATATCGGACCTACTAAATTCCAAAGAGTAGAAAGCACCGCAACTACGTTTTCGGACGCCGTCTGAAACGCTATTTTAAGCATATCGATAGTCGGCTGAATTGCCGTCCACCTTTCCATCAGATAAGAGACGAAAGTTCCGATGGATTCCTTCATGCGATTTACATCCTCTAGCATCGATGGTGGTAGAATGGTAGCAAGTACGCCACTAACTCCGCCCGCCTTAAACGCATTGATAACCTCGCCAATTTTTTCGAAAGCTCCACGTAAAAGGTTCGCCGTAGTTACCGCAGCTTGCACCGCTCCTTGATCGCGACCTAATATACCTGTAAATAAACCGCCACTAAACTGTTCTTTTAGCGTAGTTATAAAATCGTTGACCTTCTGAATAGCTCCGCCAGCAAATTCCATCGATGACTTAATCGCCGAACCGAATCCTACTGCTAAATTTACCGCAGCTTGATTTCGGTCTAGTATTCCGGTAAATAGACTGCCACTTAGGTACTCGTTAAGAGTCGTAAAGAAATCGCTAACAATCGGACCTAATAGACTTCCTATTCCCTGGATAATACCGACAATTCCCGAAATGATTCCTCGGAATGATTCACTATGGTCGTATAGAGCTTTCATACCGACTGCTGCCGAAGCTATTCCCGCAGCGATAAGCGATATTGGATTCGCTAAAGCTGTGATAATACCGATACCAACAAGTGCCGTCATCGCAGCACTAATCGCTCCTGCTACGTAGATAATCGGCTCTCGCCATTCCCATAAAAATTTTCCGATATTAATTGCACGCTCGGTAATTGACGCTAATTTTGCGTCGAATCGCGCTGCAATGCCATCTAAATCCGCGTTATCTAGTTTCGTAATAATATCTCCGAGTACTTTACCGAGTTTAGAGTTCGACATATTACCGATTTGTCGTCCGAACTTTTCGGCACGCTCTTGCAATTGCGCCCAATATCCGAGTGTCGTCTCACCCATCGCATTAACGGTCTTTTGCGTGATTCCCATACCGTCTAGTAGTTTATTAATCTCCGCTATCTGCTTTGGTATGCTCAACTTTTTAATGACGTTTAAATCCTTTTTACTTAGTCCAAAACGTTCAACCATCGATAGCGCATCGCCTTGCCACATTTCTTTTAATGCGAACGCCGCACCTTCCGTACCTTGAGTCGGATCCAGTACCATTAATCGCTCGATAATCGACCATGCTTTGCCCAATTCCTCAACGTTCTTTGTCATCGCGACAAGCGTCTTAGATGACGAAAGCATCTCGCCCGAGTTTAACAACGGTGAATCAATCGCCATTTTGCCGACCATATCTAAGTAGGCTTTCGAAGCAGCATTGTCGTTAAAAATCGCTTTTACCGCTACCTCTGCTTGCTCGTATTTAGCTGCAGCGCCAATTGTAGCAGAGAACGCTTTTACCGCACCTTGAGCGCCTAGGTATGCCGTTGTAACTCCGAGTAGCATAGACCGTAAGTTATCTAACGCAGACGACTGCTTGCTTATGCTATTGCGCATAGAGTTCGCCGCACTACTATAGTGACTGATTTGCGTAATATTGTTGTGTATTGCGTTTGTATTATGATTAATGATGTTCGTATTGCGGTTGATCGTATTGTTACTATTATTAACGGCGTTATTATATATCCGATAAGAGTTACTGACGTGCCCTAACGCGTTAGAGCTCGAATTAAGCGAACTGTTTAAATGTGCAGCAGTTGATGCAACTCGTTTCAAAGCAATATCTAGTTTGTTTACCTCTTGCGTAATTTTACGGACCTTTGCCGACATTCTGTCTTGTACCTCGAATACAGACTTTAATTCGTATGCCATTTATCACCACCCCTTACGTCGTAATTCTCTTTTCACATCTTCCTCCAACCATTCGAGCCATACAGCTACCCGCTTATCTGCGCTATGATTCAGATAATCTTCGACTGTGCCCGTTGTTCTCAGTTGCTTACCGTCCGCAGCCATGTGCCCTTCGTGAATGTAATACGCATAATTAAAGCCTTTGTTATACGTATTGGACTCGATAGTAACGCCTCGCTCGATGCCTCCGCCATCTACTTTCGCTTGTATCTGCTGACGGAGTTTGCCCGAATCAACCGGAGCAACTTCGAGTGCTTCTGATTGCCAATCGCTCTTAATATCGTGCATGGCCGTTTTAACTCCGTCACCTACTGCGTCGGGAGTCTGCTGCAATAACCGTTGGAGTCCGTCTATGTTCGACCTAATCTTTATTTGCATATCGACCTACCTCGATTCCATGCGTTTTCGTTCCTCTTCTTCCGCTTCCATTGCGATCATTTCGGAAGCATACATAAACCGTCTATGTC